TGCCCGCCTTTGCCGGGTACGTCGGCGGACGGCGGACGGCCAGCGGCGGCGCGCTGCGGCAACTGGCGCGGGTGTGGCTGGCGGTCAAGCGGCTAACCACGCCCCTGCCGACTGAGACCTATCTGCGCTGTGTGTACCCGCCGATCATGGCCGAGGATGAGACTTTGCGCGTGCAGAAGATCAAGGCGGCTGATGACGCCGGTCTGCTGCGCCGTGAGACCCACCTGGCGCTGCTCGACCTGGTGGAAGACCCGGCGGCAGAGGTGGACGCGGCGGCGACCGAGTCGGCGGCGCAGGTGCAGGCCGAGCGCGACCGCTTTGATCGTGAATTCGACGCGCTGGCAAGTGAACGAGAGGACAACCCGGACGATGAAAGCCAAGACTAAACCTGCCGAACTGCCAAAGGAGACCACCATGACCCCGAAGGAGATCACCATGACCCCGGATGAGGCTGCGCTCAAGGCGCAGATCGACGATCTGACCGCCCAGCGGCAGGCGCTGCTGGATCAGATCAACGCGCTGCGCGACGACGTGCGCGTCATCGCTGCCGAACTGGACCCGCTGTGGGAACGATATAACTACCTGATGTCACTCAAGGCCGACCCGCGACTGACCCAGGGCATTAGATAAGGAGACTAAAATGCCAAACGGATTATATGCAGCAGGGCGCCAGCGTTTCCTCAGCGGAGACCTGGACTGGGACGCGCAGGACATGCGCGTCATTCTGGCGGACAGCGCCGATTACACCCAGAACCTCTCGACCCACGACTTCCTGGATGATGTGGCGGCGGGCGGGCGCGTGGCCGTGTCCGGCGCATTGACGGGCAAGACGGTCACGGGCGGGACGGCGGACGCTGCCGACGTGACCTGGACTTCGGTCACAGGTGACCCGTCAGAACAGGTCATCATCTATCAGCACACCGGCACCGACGGCACCTCGGCGCTGGTGTGTGGTATGGACACTTTTTCCACCGGTATGCCGGTCACGCCCAACGGCGGCAACATCAACCTGACCTGGAATGCCAGCGGAATCTTCACGCTATGACGCCGACCGTCCTGGTGCCAAAGACCCAGCGCGCCACCGTCATCCAGGAGGGGGAGCGCGTCAAGCTCATCCTGGATGGCAAGCTGGTGGCCGACCTGCCGCCAGAGGCCGCCATCGCGCTGGGGCGGGCGCTCATCAATAAAGGGCGGCTGGCGGAGGAAATGGTCTACCGGGAGCGCGTGATCGCCGACCAGGCGCTGCTGTTCCGGGCGGGCGTCGGCATCCCGCTGGCGGTCAATCCGATCCTGCGGGCGGAAGCGGGCAAGGAAGCGGCCTGGAATAGTGAGCTGCGCCGCGCTTTACCAAACCAGACCGATGCGGTCAATCAAGTGGCGGGCCGTGTCTACATGCCCGCCGTCTGGCAGGAGCCGCCGAAGCCTAAAGAGGACTAGCGCATGATCCGGTATTACCTGGTCAATGTGGTCAATGTGGTGCGCGGCGGGGTGGAAGTGCCGAACTCCCAGACCGCCGAGTATTTTGGCACGCCCCAGGCCGGGGTCGAGGCGGCTTATATGAGCTTTGGCAATGAAGGCACGATGCTGGTCTGCGCCGATACCGACGCAGCGACTCATGCCACGTTTGCCGCGCTGCCCCGTGTGACCCAACTGCCCGCCGACCTGGATCAGAACCTGACCGCCGGACAGGTCACCGCGGTGAGTAACTACCTTGAAGCCCGCAACATCCCGGCCCACTGGATTAATACCAGCAGGACGGTGCGAGAGGTGCTGCGCGGGGTGGCGGGTATCTTCCAGTTTGCCCAGGTCTACACGGCCCTGCACAACCTGACGCTGTTCCGGGGCGGGGCCACACTGGAAACCCAACTGAACCAACTCCCTATCGTGGAGCGCAATCGACTGACCGAGGCGGCAGCAGCGGCCAATCTCAGCACCAGCGGCATTACCCTGAGCAGCACCCTTCGGCAGGTGCTCAATACCTTCGGCAGTCAGTGGCTCAATCGCTCGATCTACCTGGGGCGCGGGGTGATCTGACATGACCGACCGCGATCTGTTTAATCGCGCAGATAATGCCTCATTGGGTTCGGATTGGACCGCGATCCGGGGCACCAACCCTTATGATGTATTCTCCAACTCGGCCCGGTGCAACGGCGCTTCAGCCGAAAACGCGAGCATATACACGCCTTTTACGCCTGCCAATGACCAGTGGGCAGAAGCCACTGTGGTGGCGCGTTCTGCCGATGCGTACATTGGCCCGGTCGTTCGTGGCAGCAGCAACAATTACTACATCTTTTATGGCGACACGGGCAACCGGGCGCTGTACCGGATTGTCAGCGGCACGGCCACCAGCCTAGCGAGTTCGGCCACCGGGTTTGCCATCAATGATGTGATCCGCCTGGAAGTCGAAGGCACCACGCTCCGCGCCTATGTGAACGGCGTGCTGTGGACCTCCCTCACGGATAGCTCGCTTGCCTCTGGTAACGCGGGCATCGGCACCTGGTCAAACAGCAATCAAGGCCGACTCGACACCTTCCGCGCCGACAACATCACCACCGATCAGACGGTCACGGCGCAACTGATCGCAACCAGTGAGACGATCTATCAGGCCAGCGTCACACCCGGCGCGGTGACGGTGACCGCCAACCTGATCGCCAGTGCTGAGGTGATTTACCAGGCGAGCGTCTATCTGCTGGCGGACGCTCGCCCGACCAGCACGGTCACGGTCGGCGCGTGGACAGATCAGGCGAGCGGCACGACCGACATGCATTCGCCCTTAGCGGACGAAACCAACGCCACCTACATCCAGAGCGAACTAGCCCCCAGCGCCAGCGTCTGCGAGGTGCTACTGGAAACCCTGAGCGATCCGGGGACCAACGCGGCGCACCAAGTGGTGTTCCGCTACGCGAAGGAGCCGGTGGGCGGGTCGCAGATCAACCTGACGGTGCAACTGCGACAAGGCGCAGCCACCCTGATTGCTGCACAAACCCTGACCAACGTGGCCGACTCCATCACCGATGGGGCGCTGGCCCTTTCCGAAGCCGAAGCGGGCAACATCACCGATTATGGCGATCTGCGCCTTCGCTTCATAGCCACACAGGTGTAAACATGGCCCATATTGCGGCAGACCGAGTACGCGAAACCACCACCACCACCGGCACGGGCGCGATCACCCTGTTGGGCGCGGTGACGAACTTCCAGGCGTTCAGCGCGGTGATGGTGAATGCGGATACGACGTTTTACGCCATCGTCCATCAGTCGGCGGCGGAGTGGGAGATCGGCCTCGGCACCTGGAACACGGGCGGCACCCTCAGCCGAACGACCGTGCTGGAGAGCAGCAACGCGGGCGCGGCGGTCAACTTCTCCGCAGGGACGAAGGATGTGTTCATCACCATCCCGGCCATCACCCAACGATGGGGAACCATGACGGTTGCCGCCTCTGCCAACCAGAACAATTACAACCCAACGGGATTGGACTTCATCAACCACCTGCGCGTGAACCCCAGCGCCTCGATCAAGCTGACTGGGTTGGCGGGCGGAGTGGACGGGCGCGAGATCACTATCTCGAATGCGTCCACAGATTTCCTGCTGTGGCTGGAACATGAGAATACCGCCTCGACCGCCGCCAACCGCTTTGACCTGCCGAATAACTTTCCGTTCTTCCTGATGCCCGGCGACCGGATCACGCTGGCGTATTCCGGCAGCGCCAGCCGCTGGCAGGCCATCAACGCCTCCAGCGACCTGTCGAAAATGGGATTGAGCGAGTTCAGCGACTTCATCGGCGGCACGACCGGACCATTCACGAGCACGGTCAACGGCACGGGGGCGAGTACACAGGGCAGCACCTACCTGGTCAACACGACCGAACGCCCGTGCGGTGTCACGCAGGCGGACACGGGCACCACGGCGACCGGACGCGCCACTATTGGCAATGCCGGTACGGGTGATATTGTGCCGACGCTCGGCCCGGCGCTGTCGGTGGTGCGGTTGGCGGCGGAGGTGCTGCCCAACGGCACGGAAACGTATCAGTTATTCAGCGGGTTTGCCGATAGCGCCGGTGGCACGGCGACCGATGCCGTCGCCTGGAACCTGCGCTGGAATGGGTCGGCGGCGGAGTGGTCGCAGGATCGCATCATCAATACGGCGCCGACGCGCTCGGTCACGGGCAGCCCCACACCGGACACCAATTACATTTGGTTGGTGGTGTTCCTGAATGCCAACTGGTCGCGGGCCGATTTCATTTACTCGACCGACTCGGTCGCGTTCACCCTCGCCGACAGTCCGACGACGGGCATCCCTGGCAATACCCGACCGACCAGTTGGGTGGCCGCTTCGATCATCAAAAGCCTGGGCAGCACCCAGCGCAACGTCTCCGTTGACCTGGCAGGTGCCCGCACGGACCATTCAAGAGCGTAGGTGAACCATGTTAGGGCATGACGCGCTCTCGACGACGCCGATCTCCGCACTGCCGACCAGTGCGGTCGTCAATGCTCGCGTCCGCATCTATCGTGCTGAGTTCCTGGCACCCGCTCCAGCGGATGGCAGTCAGACGATCTCGGCCAACCTGATCGCCTCCGCTGAGCAGGTGTATCAGGCGACGGTGACGACCGGCCCGGTGACGATCTCGGCGAATCTGATCGCGTCTGCCGAGCAAGTGTATCAGGCGAGTGTCACGCCGGGCGCGGTGACGATCTCGGCCAACCTGATCGCCTCTGCCGAGCAGGTGTATCAGGCGACGGTCACGCCAGGCGCAGTGACGGTCGCTGCTAACCTGATCGCGTCCGCCGAGACGCTCTACCAGGCGACGGTGACGCCGGGCGCGGTGAGCATCGCGGCCAATCTGATCGCGTCGGCTGAGCAGGTGTACCAGGCCAGCGTGACGCCCGGCAGCGGGGAAGTGGTCTACCAGGCGACGGTCACACCGGGCGCGGTATCCGTTGCCGCCAATCTGATCGCATCCGGGGAAGTGATCTACCAGGCCGCAGTCACGACCGGCGCAGTCACGATCAGCGCCAATCTGATCGCCTCGGCTGAAACGATCTACCAGGCGACCGTCAGCCAGGGCAACCCGCCGATCCAGGCGAACCTGATCGCGTCCGGGGAAGTCATCTATCAGGCCAGTGTGACGACTGGCGCGGTCACGGTCACGGCCAACCTGATTGCCTCGGCTGAGACCATCTACCAGGCGACCGTCAGCCAGGGCAACCCGCCGATCCAGGCCAACCTGATCGCCAGCGGGGAAGTCATCTATCAGGCGACGGTCACAACTGGCGCAGTCACGGTCACGGCGAACCTGATCGCCTCTGGTGAGACGGTCTACCAGGCGTCTGTGATCCCCGGTGCGGTCACGGTCACGGCGAACCTGATCGCCTCGGCGGAGACGGTCTACCAGGCCAGCGTGGAACTCGGCGCGGTCACGATCAGCGCCAACCTGATCGCCAGTGGGGAAGTGATCTACCTCGCCAGCGTCACGACCGGCGCGGTCACGATCATTGCCCAACTGATCGCCAGCGGGGAAGTGATCTACCTGCCGAGCGTGACGCTGGGCGACCTGTTGATTGTGACCGACGGACGCGGGACTCTGACCGATGCCAATAGCCGCGCCGGGACTCTCTCCGCCGCCAACACCCGCACCGGCACCTTACTGATCGCCGACGCTCGATCCGGCACTCTGGAGGCACTCTAATGGCGCAAACACTCCCGAACCAATCCAAACGCCTGCAATGCACCTGCCGCACGTTGGCAGGCGTGGCCTACAACCCGACGGCGCTGACCTTGACTGTGTTTCTGGCGGTCGGGGACGACTGGGCCTTGCAGGACACCTATGTCATCAATCAACTGAGCAGTGGCGGCACGGGGGTCTTCTACCGGGATTACACACCGGGGGAGGGCGGGGCCTGGCGTTATGTGTTCCAGTCCGATGACGGCATCCATGCCGCCGACCGCTTCGACGTGGCCTACGCATAATGAAGGCCATCGGCAGCAATCGCCCGCTGATCCTGGCACAGGCCGGGTTTAAGCGGGACTTCCAGACGATCATCCGCCGGGCGCTGGATCAGGCGCGGGGCGTGCTGACCGGCTACGCCATGCTGGACGGCAGCATCCCGGCCAACCGCCAGCAGGACGCCCGTGACGCGGTCGGTCAGATCGTCAGCGATGTCTTCACCGGCCCCGATAACCGCCGCGCCTATGCCGCCGACGGAGTCACGCCGATCTCCCCCTATGCGCGCATCCTGAACAAATGGATGGGCTATGCAGTGTATGAGGCGGTGCTCCAGCACGAACGCTGGCTAAAGGCCCACGCCCCTGCCGACGTGTTCGACCGCCTGCGGGCAGGGCGGCGACCGATCATCGAGGAACTGTATGCGGCGGCAAAGGTGAATCTGCTGGTGGCGGAGCTAGAGCCGTCGGATGTGTTCGAGCCGAACCCGCTGGCGCAGATCGACCCGTCGCGCCGGTGGGTGCCGCCCCACCGCTGGACGGATGAGAACGGCTATCGGCTGAGTGATCGCCTGTGGCGGACGGATAACTACACTCGCCAGCAGATCGACGCGCTGCTGGCCGAGGGGCTGCGCCAGGGGCGGGGGGCGTTGTCGCTCAACCGTGACCTGGAGGCGTATCTGTTCCCGAACGAGGCGGGCGTGCGGACGCTGAAACCCTACGGGCGGCGCTTCATGCCGGATGGGGCGGCCTATTCGGCCATGCGACTGGGGCGGACGGAAATCTCCAGCGCATTCAACCGGGCCAACTATACCGCCGGGCAGATGAACCCCTACACCACCGGCATGGACGTGGCGCGGTCGGGCAACGGCGACCCGTCCTGTCCGATCTGCCCGCAACACGCGACGATTGACATGGGCGGCAGCCGCGTCCGCCCGCCGTACCCCAAAGACCGCGCGCCGGTGCCGCCCTTCCATCCCCATGATATGTGTCACACCCGCTTTGTGGTGGCCGATGACCCGGCGACCGTGACGGCACAACTCCGCGCCGAGCTGGCGGCGGCGCAGCAGGAACTGAACATCAGTCCAGCCGATGCGCGACTCTTTACCCGGCAATTGCTGGGGGAGAACTTCGGCGAACCGTGGTTTGACCGCCCCAGCGGCTCCGGTGCCGCCATCGGCATGGCGACCCGCCCGCCGGTGATGGGCCTCCGCACGATGAACGGCATCATCCCGCGGGATGTGGGGCGACCAGGCGACACGCTCGACAGCCTGAGCCGCTTCCTCCAGCAGAGTGATGGGCCGCTGGCGCGGGCGCTGCGGGAACTGGCGAACGTGGATCGGCTGCTCAATCCGCTGGGCATCGACTTTGACACCGGGGCTTATTTCATCGACAAACAAAACCTGCGCGATACCGCTAAAGCGTTTGTGGTCGAGGCGCGGAGCAGGGAATACACCCGCGATTATCTGGTGGCGGCCATGCAGTCGGCGGCGCGGGCCAACGGCGTGACCCTGACCAACGCCCAGGCGATCAGCGTCTACAACACCGAGTATCGCTATCAGGCACAGGCGCTGCTGGAACTCTCCCGGATCGGCAGCGTGCGGCTGACGGAGGCGCAGGTGCGCTGGCTGACCGACTCGGCCAACGGGCGCTACTATGAGCTGACCTCGGCTGCCGAACGGGCCGCGCAGGCGGCTGCCCGCAACCGGGTGAGCGGCGGACAATTCGCCACTGAGGCCGCCCGGAATGAGCACCGCCGGAACTTCCTGCGTATGATTAATGACATCGATTTCTAACCATCAAATGGCGCTCACCTGTGCTATAATCGAGGCATGAAAACAGCACGCCTATTCCCCTCGTCTTATGCCGGTCGCCGCGTGGTGTACGTGGACAGTCTCCGCATGGAACATCGCGGCGAGATCGTCGGGCAGACGCAGAGCGGCTCCCATGTGTACGTGCGGAGCGACCTGCCGACGGCTCCCCCGGCGGAGTGGCATTTCAAAATCCACAAGGCGCTGCTGCCCGCCGTGCTGGTGAACTAATCCCGCATAAACCTGTGCTATAATCCGAATAACTGTTTGAGGCGCGGCCTCTCTTGCGAAGAGAGCCGCGCCTTTTTTGTTTGTCGAGGTGGTCTGCATGGCGGAAGTACTGGCGACTTACATCTCCGAGATGCGGGGCGGTTTCCCCGATGTGCCGCTGGCGGACGGCGTTGACCTG